GTCAGGAGGCATCTCGTGCGGTGTTAGATTTGTTTACACCGAACAAGGCGAAGAACGTACGGTTATCTGCAAAGGACGCAGGAGAGATGCTCAAAGAGCGTAACGTACAGGGATTCATCAAGGAATGGTGGAATGCCAAGACCTATCAACCAGACGGTATCATCGCAGGGAGCGATACTTGGGAGTCCATCGTGGCTCAGGAGGAGGTCAAGTCTATACCGTACCCGTGGCAGTGTCTAAACGACCTTACCTACGGATTCAGGGAGCGTGAACTAGTAACCATCACCAGTGGTTCAGGCATGGGTAAATCACAGATTGTCCGAGAGTTGGAGCACTACTTACTAGGCGCAACAGACGACAACATCGGTATACTTGCGCTAGAGGAAGACATACCCAAGACTGCTCTCGGTATTATGAGTATCGAGGCTAACCAGACTTTACATCTGAGCAGGGAGTTCGACAGGGACACAAAGAAAGTCTTTTGGGACAGGACGTTGGGTACAGGACGTATCTTCATGTTCGACCACTGGGGTTCAACCAACGAGGATAACTTGCTAAGTCGCATTAGGTATATGGCGAAAGGTCTTGATTGTAAATGGATTATTCTTGACCACTTGAGCATCGTTGTGTCCGACCAAGAGATTGCAGACGAGCGTAAGGCTATCGACAGCATTATGACCAAACTGCGTCAGTTGGTTCAGGAGACGGGTGTTGGTTTGTTCTTGGTGTCTCACCTACGCAGACCCAACGGCAAAGCACACGAGGACGGTGGGCAGATTAGCTTGGCAGAGTTACGCGGTTCTGCCGCGATTGCACAGCTATCCGACATGGTGATTGGTCTTGAGCGCGACCAACAGAACTCTGACCCGACGGTACGAAACACCACTACGGTGCGCGTACTGAAGAACAGGTTTGCAGGTCTAACGGGTCCCGCTTGCTACTTATATTATGATAAAGATACTGGTCGTATGATTGAGACATCGTGCCCAGTTGCAGACGAGAAGCAGGAGTTCTAAGTGAAGCAGGTTGTATTTGATATAGAAGCCAACGGACTGAAGCCTACTAAGGTTTGGGTAATCGTGGCTTGCGACCTATCGAACCGTGAGTTACAAGTATTCTCAGGTGATACGTTGCAGGACTTCAATGCCTATATCAAAGACGCTGAGGTAATCGGACACAACATCATTGGCTATGACATACCAGTGTTGGAACGACTACTCGGCACGGACTTCAGCAGTTGTAAAGTAACCGATACTCTAGTGTTGTCAAGACTCACCGACCCATCACGGGAAGGCGGTCATTCCCTCGACAGTTGGGGACAGCGACTAGGGTTTGCAAAAGGAGAACACAATGATTGGACTACGTTTTCGCAAGACATGGTGGAGTATTGTAAGCAAGACGTGCGGGTTAATTGCAAAGTGTACGACGCGTTACAGGGCGTACTGGCTAACTTTGGAAGCGAGAGCATTGACCTTGAACACAACGTACAGAATATTATTAATCGCCAAACAGAAACAGGTTGGTTGCTAGACCAAGAACATGCCTTCATTCTATTGGCTAAACTTAAGGAGAAAAAATATGAACTTGAAGAAATGGTACATGAGAAATTCATACCGTTGCCTACATTTGTTAGGGAAATCACCCCGAAGTATAAAAAAGATGGCTCGTTATCTGTGGTCGGCTTACGCTTCGCGGGTGAACAGTGGGGGAATTATGTACAGACGTTCTCGCGCATAGACTACCCAGAGTTCAACTTGGGTTCGCGTCAGCAGATAGGACGCTACCTACAGTACTTTGGTTGGAAGCCTACGAAGTTCACAGAGAAGGGTCAGGCTATTGTCGATGAGTCTGTGCTGTCTACTGTTACTGATATACCAGAGGCATCTATGATTGCCGAGTATCTGATGTTACAGAAGCGTATTGCACAGGTGCAGTCATGGCTAGACGCTGTTGAGGACGACGGACGGGTGCACGGGTATGTAAATTCTAACGGTGCTGTTACGGGACGTATGACACACTCTAGTCCCAACATGGCGCAGGTGCCTAGCGTGAATGCAGAGTACGGTGCAGACTGCCGTGCCTGTTGGACATCACCCAAAGGCTACAAGATTGTAGGTATGGACGCATCAGGACTAGAGTTGCGTATGCTTGCACACTACATGAAAGACGAGGCATATACAAATGAAATACTCACTGGAGACATTCATACAGCAAACCAACTTGCTAGCGGTGTTGACACACGAAGTCAAGCAAAGACTTTCATATATGCGTTCCTGTATGGAGCAGGAGACGCTAAAATCGGAAGTATCGTTGGTGGAAATGCTAGAGATGGTAGACGACTTAAGGAGAAATTCCTCAGCAACACGCCATCTCTTAGAGAGTTACGAGAAAGAGTTAGTGTATCAGCTACAAGAGGCTACGTTTTTGGACTGGATAGGAGACGAGTCTATGTACGCTCAGAACACTCAGCACTAAATACTTTGCTACAGAGCGCAGGTGCAATCGTTATGAAGAAAGCACTGTGCCTACTAGACGAGTACGCAACGCTGTGGGGTCTTGACTACAAGTTCGTAGGCAATATCCATGATGAGATACAGACGGAGGTCAGGGAAGACCAAGCCGAGCAGTTCGGTAGACTTGCTGTCTCGTGTATTGAGGCGGCAGGTCAACACTACAAACTAAACTGTCCGCTTGCGGGCGAGTACAAGATAGGAGATAACTGGAGTGAAACCCACTAAAGAAGATAGGAAGAAGTTTGACCTTGACTTGCAGTACGGAGAAGTCAGGGAGGAACGGGTGGCTGAGATGCTACAGGACAAGAAGATAGAGGTCAAGTCTGAAAAAGATTTGTGGCAGAAGACAGGCAATATCTGCATCGAGTACGAGTCATGGGGCAAGCCGTCAGGCATCGAGGCTACCGAGTCGGACTACTGGTTCCACAATCTCTGCATAGGCGACGACGAGTACTGTACGCTAGTGTTTAAGACGGACACCTTGAAGAAGATTGTAAACAAACTGGATAAGTTTAGGACGGTATCAGGAGGCGACCACAATGCAAGCCGTATGTACTTGGTAAACCTACAAAAGCTATTCTCAACCGATGTCATTAAGGCATTCAAGGATATAGAAGATGAGTAAAAGTATATACACGTTAGTAGATGACATATACAAACTGATGGTGACAAAAGAGGCAGATGAATCCGTTGATGTTGAAGCGGAGATAGATAAGTTCGGTGAAGCTGTCAAAGACCTTATGCGTACCGAGTTCGCTAGGGATAGGAAGAGAGACACCAGAACTTTGCGCCTGTCAAACATCGGCAGGGACGATAGATACTTATGGAACTTAGTACACGGCACGGAGATAGCTGAGAAGATTACACCCAACACCTACATCAAGTTTATGTACGGGCACTTGATTGAAGAGATGTTACTATTCCTAACTAGAATGGCAGGACACGAGGTAACTGATGAGCAGAAGGTATGCGAGGTTGAGGGCATCAAGGGACACATGGACTGTAAGATTGACGGAGTAGTTATTGATGTCAAGTCTGCTAGTTCATACGGGTTCAAGAAGTTTAAGGACGGAACACTGGCTATGGACGATGCCTTTGGTTATGTTGACCAGATTAAAGCATACGCTCACGCCTGTGGTGAGACTAAGTTTGGTTGGTTAGCTATGGACAAAGCCAACGGGCATCTAACGGTACTTCAGTACGACCTTGAGGATACCCAAGCACCTATATACAAATACATTAAGGGGGACATTACTGAACGCATACGCGATGTAAAAAAGCTAATAGATTTGCCAGAGCCAGAAGACTTCTGCTCAGAGCCTGTACCAGACGGCAAATCAGGCAATATAAAACTTGGGCTAAAATGTTCTTACTGTCATTACAAAAAACACTGTCATCCAGAAGTAAGGAAATTTGCCTACTCCTATGGACCAAAGTTCTTAATCAAGATAGAGAACGAACCAAAGGTAATGGAGGTGGACATTGAGTAAGCCCAAGAGTAAGTACAGGTCAGCGTTAGAGAAAGAGTTTTCAAAGGAGGTAAAGCGTAAAGGATTTAAGTATGAGCCGTTCGACGTACCTTATATAGTACACAGACATTACAAGCCAGACTTTGTACATGAAGAGAAGAAGGTAATGGTTGAGGTAAAAGGTTTCTTTCGTATAGGAGACACCTTGAAATATAAGTCAATTCGTGATACAATATTAGAAGATAACTGGGAATTAATCTTTTTGTTATCTAACCCTAATAAAAAGGTGCGGAAGGGCGGTAAGATTACAATGGGACAGTGGTGCGACAAGGAAGGTTTCAAACATTACACGCTACACACGGCACAGGAACTTGTTAAATATGTAGAAGGAAAGGAATAATGTCATATACATTAGAGGAACTGAAGGAGGCTATAGCAAGAGACTATGATGTAGTGTTGGTACTTGAAACCTTAGACATCACAGTAGAAGATTTGCTTGATGCTTTCGAGGACAGACTAATCAGGAACAGAGAATTATTTACGGAGGACGACAATGAGTATTAATGACGCAACACCTGCTGATTGGGATGCACTGAGAGACAAGCACCCCGCACTAGTCAAGAAGTACGAAGACTTTGTGAACAGCCCGCCACACTACAACTACGGTAAGATAGAATGTATTGAGGCTATAGAAGAGAGTATGACCCCAGAGGCATTCAAGGGTTATTTGAAAGGCAACACGATGAAGTACCTGTGGAGATACGAGCGTAAAGGTAAGTCGGTAGAAGATTTGAAAAAAGCACAGTGGTATCTGGACAAACTTATATCGGAGGTTGAGGAATGAAGGGACAAACACACGGAGGCAAAGGGTCGGCACAACGACCCACTTCAGACCCCAAGAAGTTTGCAGATAACTGGGACGCTATTTTTAACAAAGACAAACCAAAGAAACAGAAGGAGAAGAAATGAACGAGTATCAAGAGTTTATACACAAGTCCCGTTACGCTCGGTGGCTACCAGAGGAAGGCAGACGGGAGACATGGGCTGAGACAGTACAGCGTTATGTAGACTTCTGGGATAATCGTGGTCAGATAACTAAGGCTGACGGTGAGAAGATGTACAAGGCTATCTACAACCTAGATGTAATGCCCAGTATGCGTTGCCTGATGACCGCAGGTGAGGCTCTTGATAAGGACAACGTAGCAGGGTTCAACTGTAGCTATCTACATATTGACCACCAGAAGTCCTTTGACGAGATGATGTACGTCCTGATGTGCGGTACAGGTGTAGGGTTCAGCGTTGAGCGTCAGTTCATCGAGAAGCTACCCACGGTTGCTGAGTCATTCCACGAGACTGACACAACGATTGTAGTAGCTGACAGCAAGATTGGTTGGGCTAGTGCATTCAGAGAACTAATCAGCCTTTTGTATGCAGGTAAAGTACCCAAGTGGGACATGCA